CCTCCGCGGTGGCGGCGCTCTCCATGTGCTTCACGTAGGCGTTGAGCACTCCGGTCGCCGCATCCTTGGGGATGCCCGCCGCGTGCAGCGCCGTTTTCATGGAGTTCGCAAAGTTGTCATCCAACGCCGTGCCGTCCGCGAACTTCACCGCCGTCAGGTCATAGCCCGCCGCGGTGTCGGGCACACCGATCCGAGCACGGAATGCCTTTAGGCCCGCCTCGTCCGAGGCATCCTTGGGCAGCCGCACAAGCTGGTCAGGCGGCGTGCCGATGTGGCGCTCTGCCTCGCGATACGCCTTGTGGGCCGCGGTGCCGAATTTCACCGGGTCAGTCAGGTCCCAACCCTTGAGTTGGGCATGGCCGAGGTCCTCCGGGGTCAGGACGCCCTGGTGCCAGGGTGTGCCAGCCGGCGGAACGACAGGGGGAACTACCGGCGGAACGACCGGCGGGATCACGGGATCAGGCATCGGAACCTCCAGGTTGTGCGGTCAGCGTCGGCTTCTGCCGAGTGAAGAAATCGAACAGTTGGTCAGGGGTCATGTTCATGTGCTGCTGAATGCGCAGCCATACCTCGCGCCGCCCCTCGGCTACCGCGTGCATACGCGGATCGGCGTGGAAACAAGTCTCATTCGCCCGGCAGAAGGTTGCCAAGTCCTCAAGGACTTCCTGGCCGGAAGGGGAGGCAAATGTCAGCTTGTAGGCCCGGCTCTTGTTGCGGAAATAGTCCGCTGCATTCATCAGCCACGTCATGCCGAAAACTCCCCGTCCCTCGGGCGTTCATCCACCATAGGTTGTTTGGCGGCAGCATCAAACTTCTCACACATGAGTTTGATCGCCAACTCTTTCGCGCACACAGAACAGATTACAGGGCCGCCACAACGTGCCCTCATCCCATCCTCACGCGGCGTCACATGCCCGTGCCCCGTCCTCATGGTTGCATCCCTCCACCAGCCGGTTCCATCCCTTGTCCAAGCGGCGGCTGACCCGGCTGCTGGCCCATCCCACCCGGATTACCCAGGCCGCCGCCACCGGCTGGCGCAGGCTGCCCCTGACCCATGCCAGCCTTAGCCTGCACCGCACGCGCCTTCATCATCGCCGCGGCGGCAGGAGCCGCCTGGATTTGCTGCTGCTTGGCCTGGGCATCGGCCCGAGCCTTGCGCTTGCGCGCAATGTCATCGTCACTCGCCATCCAGCTTTCTGGCACTGCCATGATCCGAGAAATCGCCCGGTTCGCCTTGTCGAAGTCATACACGTCGAGGAGGCTGGGGTCCTGGGTCGCGTTGACGGTGCTCACCGCCATTTCTATCGATCGCGCCCATCCAGCAACTTCCTGCGCTTGCATGGCCCGAGCAAGAGGAGAAGTATAAACAACGCTATACTCACCCTGCGCTTCGCGGAGACGGGGAGGCATCGGAGGCAGAAGGCGCAGATACGCCATAATATCCAACTCACGATGGATATGGGGACCGAAGTATTCGGACTGCTGACGCCCGATGGTCGGGGCCAGGAGGATGCCTTTTTCATTGACCCGCTCGATCACTTCCGTTGCCGTCATCTGCGGCGTTTCTTCCAGGATTTGGAACAGGCTCACCAGGAAGGCATCATTGATTAGCTGACGCTCCTCATCCATCATTTCCTTGGTGATGTCAATCTTGCCGGTCGGGAGGACATGCACAAGGGGCTGGCCATCCGCAGACACCGCACCGGCATTCAGGCTCCCCGGCCGCAGGTTCATATTCAATAGCCCATCGTCGGCCAACAGCAGCACGGGATCGCCAATACGATGGCCCTGCTTGAGAAACGTCGCCTTCTCGGCGTTCAGGGTCTTGAGGGCCGGCAGGACCATCATGGCCGGGCTCCGACCATAGACCTCCCCTGGTGTCTGCACATAGCGCCCCACGGCATACGGGAACGTCCGAAAGCCACCCTCGTCCAGCAGACAACGCCCCGTAAGGCTCACGTAGTAGGAGGCCCATGGTTTCCCCTTGTGGTCGATCCGGTCTGGGTCATAGTCCTGCCGCGGCACAACCCGGTGCAGGAAGTCGCTGGGATACTGGCTCTTGACCTGGAGCGCGGCCAGGAGGTTCTGCGGGAACGTGTCAGGCCACTTCTGGAACGCCTGCTCCGGGGTCATGCGGAACCATCGAACCACCCCATCGACGAGACCCTGGTGGTTCTCCCGAATAAAGAGTTCACCAAGCGGGATAGATCGGTAGCGGAGCCCGATGCCAGAGCGACGATCCAACTCATCAATAAACATCGAGTGGTTTCCGAACGCGCCAAGGTTCTCATAGTTATTAAACGTCTGACCACGGAAGTTGGCCATTGGATCAGTTCGGCATTTGAACAGCCGGCGTGTTGCATCCTCGAACCACAACCGGGTTGCCCGGTCCTTCATCACGTAGTCGTCCTTGGCCGCCAGACCATGCCAGTAAGAGTTGGCCGGTGTCAAGAGGCTGTCGCAGATGGCGCAGAACCGTTGAAGTGCCATCATGCCTGAGCAATCGATCTGCCGGTCGGTTTTCTTCTGGCCCGGCCAATTGAAATTGCCGTAGAGGAAGGTGTTACGGCTGGTTGGGAGCACCAGTTCGGCTACTTCCTCCCAGTGCGAAGCCGTTGTATCGCGCCAGAGCCGTAGCGCGTTGAACTCCAGCAGCGTTTCTCCGACGATCTGCTCCTCATACGAGGATTGGATGCGTGGGATGTAAGCGAAGGGGGCGATGTCGGCCATTTACGCGGTCGGCCCAAAGATCGATTGCGCGGCCTGCCCCATATTCGCAACATTACCCATCCCCGCGATCCCTGCCTGCATCTTTTTCTTTTTCTTGGCTTCCTCAGTCTCATCCTCAGCCTGCTGCTGCAACATATCCCCCAGGCCCAGGTCACTGGCGACCGGGGAGAGACTGATGTTCTTCGGGTTCATGGCAGGCATGGGTTACTCCCGTGGAGTTCCATCAGGCAAACGAGTGATCGCCACATTTGCCCACATGGCATTGGAACGGTGGGCTCTGACCACAAAAGTCTTGTCTGGCCCCTCCGGTAATTCGGCATCCAGCACGTCATTGAAGGCTTTTGCAGCGGCCCGAACTCGTGCCATCTGCGCAATCTGAGCCTCTGTCGGCTTGAGATACTCATAAGTCGATGCGTGCATGATACTCTCCGATTGGAACATGTAGCCTAGACGTGAAAGAGGTCAAAGTCAAGGCCATCCGCCATCCGGCTCATTTCCCGCTTGCGTGTCTTGCTGCCCAGAGGCACCGCCCGTGCATACCTGAGCATCATGAGCCCGCCCCTGGTAGCCGAGAGGATGTCATCCCTGATTTTCACGATCAATCCGTTTTTTCGGTGGTAGAGGTCGTATTCCTCGAAGAAGTCGGATAGATGGGCTCCAACACGCAGTCGGCCGGTAGCGAAGCGATGGGCCATATCCAGTATCCCAGCTTCCATTGAATACCCGCCCCCCAGAAAGGTAGCATGGCCAGGGAGCATAGGGAGGGCCTGGGCTCGATAGAGGGCGGCGAGTTCATCACCTGATCCTTTGTCCCGTTGGTGCCCGTCATGGGGCCATGCCACCGGGACGTTGGCGGCTATGGCCTTCATGGGGACTGCGTGTTGCAGTGGGGTGCCGCCGGTCATGCGGATGGTGTGAAGGACATGCACGGTGTCCACATCCTTGTCCCAGGCCAGGAGGCTGGCCGCAAAGGGGTGGCTGATGCCGAAGTCGATCGACCATAGCTTGGCCCATTGGAGCGGCACCATGGATAGGGGCAGGGACGCCTCCTCGATCGTGCTCCGGGGGGTGTTGAACACGCGCCCTTCCCCGAGCATGGGCACGCCGCGGACCCGCGCCTCGCGCTCGTGCTCCGGATAGCCGGCGATGATCTTGGCCCGCTCCTCGGGCGCGATGTGCTTCGCGTCCTCGATCGTCATGGTGATGTGGGCACGGTCCTCGGAGGGCTCATACAGGAACCGACCCACCACTTTCGTCACCCCTTTGAGCGGGGTGAAGGTCATGAACATCATGCCGCGGGTTGCGGTGATCCGCGCGATCCCCTCACCGTAGATGTCCTCCGGCGGCTCCTCGTCCCACCAGATGAAGTCGAGGGTGGCTGAGGCAAACCTCTGAACGCCCTGGGAATACGACTTGAACTGTAGAATAGATATTCCACCAGACTTATGCCTAACCTGAACGGTATCATAGGCATTCGCAATCCCACGCGCCGTAGAAGGTTCCCCAATGAAGTTTTCCTTCGGGATCATCCCGGACCCAAATAGTTCCTCAACACCAGGAGGCCCACAGAGAAGGCGCTGAACATTGTCGCGAACCAACTCACTCGTCTCTCCCGCGCACCAACCATGGACAGGCTTATCGAAGCGGCGGCCCAACCACCAGTCAGGATACTCGCCAGTAAGATGGCAGGCTGCTTCAAAAGCACCAGCATAGGTTTTTCCCTCCTGGTTCCCAGCCATGAGGAGGCGCTCGCGCTTGGAACTCCCCAGGTCGAAGAACGTCTCTTGTTTCTCGTAGGGCTCGAAATAATCCTTCCGCCGGAACTTGCGACGGTCTGCCGCAACCTCCAGCGTTTGAAGTAGTTGGTCGAGGTCAGGCCCCGGCATGGAGGTCAGCCCACTCTCCATACTCGATCCAACTTCGATCCATGGTAGGGGCCGCTGCTTGCTTGGGGGTCTGCTCCAGACAAGTAGCTATCCTCTCCAGAGCATTCGCTATCCGGTAGAGAGTTTCCAGGTGTAAATCGATCTGATGGTCATGCGACATTGATCGGCTCGTCAGTCGGGGCCGGGCCAGCGCCGACCTCATTCGGCAGAACCTTGATGGGGATTTCCGTGGGAGTTTCGTATGCCGGCCCCATGTCTGAACTGGTGAGGTTCAGCACCCGAGCGATACACCCGTTGAGGGCCATGACCGAAGCGCAGTCCAACTCGGGCGGGAAGTAGCCCAGGATGCGATCGATCTTCACCAACTCGACCGGGGTGAACGAAGCGCCCCCGACCAGGGTGATCTTCTTCTCCGTGTCAGTGATTGGCCCCAAGGCTTCGATCCCCTTGGCAAAGGCGGCCAGCCGTCCCCGTATCTCACCTACATTCATGTTCCACTCCTATAAGACATCTTCAAGCCCCTCGCTTGAGTTGACCACACTGAACGCTGCATCCTCAGGCTCCGTGTGGGTGTTCGCCCCCAGCAGTGTCTTGGGGTCGAGCCCCAGGTCTTTGGCCAGGAGGGTGATCCGGTCCACCTTCTCTTTCTCCGTCAACTGGTGGGTCACGGTGATTTTCTGCTCGACCACGGGGTTGATGCCCCCCAGGGCCAGAAGTCGTGAGGCGATCTTGAATTTCAACTCCGCACCCGTGTCAGGGTTCTGGATCAGATCGATCATCGTCGCCGCAGCCATTGGCAGATGTGACCCGATCCGCCTGATCGTCTCCTCCAGGATCGCCGCCTGGATGTCCGCATCATGGGCCAGACGGCCGGCTTTGAACGAGAGGTCCGCATGGTCATACCCAGCCACCAGGGCGGCACGCTTGAAGTTCGGGTCAGGGCCGAGTTCCATCAACGCGCACACGAATGCCCTGTGCGTCGGTGGTAGCTTCTGCATCGCCGGGCCGAGTTTCCCCTCCGGCGGAACCCTCACGAGTGCTGTCGCCATGTCCGAAGTCTGTCACCATTCTTCGGACTTGTCAACCGATGGTCGTCTAAATTTTTATTCGCCTATTTTTGGAGTTGCGCGAAATATTCCTGTTCCGGCAAATGATTTTCGCGGGGGCGTAGGCGACCCCACCGG